CAGATGAGATTTTAGACTTTACAGAAAGAAATCCTTTTGGGGAATTCTAAATAGTTTCATAAGGTGGTAATATTATGTTAACGAATCACTTCTATCATGAGATTATTCGGAAGACCATCGTGTCTTTTGGAACACTCTTTAATAATATAGAAATACAACATACTGACAAGTCAGGTAAGGCTGTCAGTGTGATAAAAGTTCCAGTATCTTACGGACCTCAGCAGAAATTTTTAGCTAGAGTAACTCAAGGTAGAGATTATCAAGACGGTGTTGGTACTACGCTCACTCTACCAAGAATGTCTTTTGAAGTTATTGGTATGACTTATGACTCGACAAGAAAGGTGTCTACTATGCAATCTTTCAAGTCAGTCAATAAGAAGACAAACAAAATGGTAAAGGCATTTATGCCTGTCCCATACAATATTAATATGCAACTTAGTATTCTATCTAAGTTGAATGAAGATGCAATACAAATATTAGAACAGATACTACCATACTTCCAACCAGCATTTAATCTAACAGTGGACTTAGTAGATGTGATTGGAGAAAAGAGAGATATGCCAATCACTCTTGAAGGAATTCAGATGGAAGATAACTATGAAGATGATTTCCTTACTAGAAGAGCATTAGTTTACACTTTGAACTTTGTATGTAAGACTTACTTATTTGGTCCTATCAACAACAGTAGTGAAGGACTTATTAAGAAAGTACAGACAGACTACTATTCCGATACAGAAAAACTCAATATTGCAACAAGACAACAAAGATACACTGCTGTCCCTGTTGCAATAAAAGACTACACTAATGATGACACCGCTAGAACAAATCAAGTCATTGACACTGTAGTAACGGCATTTAATGTTAACAGTGCAACTCCGTTCAAGAAAGGTGATTATATACAGATTGATGATGAGAAGATGTTAATCCGAGGTGTATCTGGAAACAGATTGACTGTTAACCGAGGAGAGTACAATAGTGAAATTGTATCGCATGACATAAATATTCCTATTCATGCTATCAATGCACAAGATGACACTAAGGTAGTTGAAAAGGTACTCGAATTCGGTGATGACTTCGGATTCGGTGAAACCGTAACTGACTTTAATTCAGATGGCACTGTTTTTAGTGAAACTCAACAAAGGGATGTTGACCGATGATTGAAGATGAAAACTTTGACTCTATAGATGAGGCACTAGAGGTTTCTTCTGAAATAATTAAGAAAGAACCTATTGCCAAACCTACAAGAACTAGTCCTAAGCACCTCAAGTCTGATGAAGAAGACGTAGAGAAGGACTACAAATATAGTAGAGCTCAGTTGTATTCTTTAGTTGAGAAAGGTCAAGAGGCAGTAGATGGTGCATTAGATGTTGCACAACAGTCCGACTCTGCAAGGGCGTATGAAGTTGCTGGTCAACTTATCAAACACGTTGCAGACACGGCAGATAAACTGATTGATCTCCAGAAAAAGATGAAGGAGATTGATGAGGTCAAAGAGAAGAACACTACCAATGTTACCAATAACTCTTTGTTTGTAGGAAGCACTGCTGACTTACAAAAGATGCTAAAACAAATGAAAAAGGACACCAAATGAAAAGTTTCAAATCAATCAACGAAGAAGGTAACTGGCAGAGATTGAATAAGTATGGTGCAACCTATACTATCACTTTTCAGTTTAGAGGTCAGACTAAATTTATTCAAATGTTCTTTCCTCAAAGAGCAAGACCTTTGAAAAAGAATGTTCAATATGAATTGGACAAAGTATATCCAGGCAGTAAAGTATTATACTTTGATGCTAGTGATAAAGATCCCACGAAACCGTTATTAGTAATTGACGCATAAACTATGCCTGATAATAATGCACAATACCTTGGAAACCCTAATCTAAAAAAAGCAAACGTTGCTCAGAACTTTACTAAGAAACAAGTTGCTGAGTTTTTGAAGTGTGCTCAAGACCCTGTATATTTTGCTAAGAACTATGTACAGATCATTAACTTGGATGAAGGTCTAGTACCATTCGAGATGTATGACTTTCAAGAAAAGTTAGTTAATAATTTCCATAATAATAGATTCAACATCTGTAAGATGCCTCGACAGTCAGGTAAGTCAACGACTGTGGTGTCATATCTTTTGCACTATGCCATCTTCAACGATAGTGTTACAATAGGAATCCTTGCAAACAAAGCTCAGACTGCAAGAGATCTACTTGGTAGATTACAGATTGCATATGAGAACCTACCCAAGTGGATGCAACAGGGTATCATTGCATGGAACAAGGGATCTATGGAATTGGAAAACAAATCCAAGATCATTGCGGCATCTACCTCTGCATCAGCTGTTCGAGGTATGTCATTCAACATTATATTCTTAGACGAATTTGCGTTCGTTGCCAACCATTTAGCAGATGATTTCTTTAGTAGTGTATATCCTACTATTAGTTCTGGTAAGTCTACTAAGGTAATTATTGTTTCTACCCCAAGAGGTATGAATCATTTTTACCGACTGTGGCATGATGCGGAACTAGGTAGAAACGAATACGTCACCACAGACGTTCACTGGTCAGAAGTGCCAGGCAGAGATGATGCTTGGCGAGAACAGACGATCAAGAACACATCAGAGGCACAGTTCCGTGTTGAGTTTGAGTGTGAGTTCTTAGGATCTGTTGATACATTGATTGCACCATCTAAGTTGAAGACTATGGTGTATGATGAACCAATCAATACTGGAAAGAGAGGCGGTGAGATATATCAAAACCCGATAGAAAAACACAATTATTCAATCACAGTAGACGTTGCAAGAGGTGTAGAGAAAGATTACTCTGCTTTTATTGTGTTTGATACAACTACATTTCCATATAAAGTAGTTGCAAAGTATAGGAATAATACTATAAAACCAATGTTATTCCCTAGTGTTATTGCAGAATTTGCTAGGGCATATAATAATGCTTTTATATTATGTGAGGTAAATGATATAGGTGATCAAATTGCATCTATATTATTCTATGATTTAGAATATGAAAATGTCTTGATGACTGCTGTGAGAGGTAGAGCGGGTCAAGTTTTAGGACAAGGATTCTCTGGTAGTAAAGTTCAACTAGGAGTCAAGATGTCTAAGACTGTAAAGAAAATAGGCGCTTTGAACCTAAAGACACTCATTGAGTCAGATAAATTAATCATCAATGACTACAATATAATTGCAGAACTGACAACTTTTATTGAAAAATCAAACTCGTTTGAGGCAGAAGAAGGTTGTAATGATGACCTTGCTATGTGTTTGGTTATATTTGCATGGTTAGTGATGCAAGATTATTTTAAAGAGATGACCGATGATGATATACGAAAGAGAGTCTATGATGATCAAAGAGATCAGATAGAACAAGACATGGCTCCTTTTGGTTTCATTGCTGACGGTGTATCGGAAGAGACTTCATTCGTAGACAGTTCTGGTGACAGATGGCATGTAGACGAATATGGGGATAGATCTTATATGTGGGATTACCTGTAATGGACTTAGATGATCCAGTTTTATTTTTACACGAAAGAAAATGTAGAGTTTGTGGAAGAACATATCCACTGACAGAGGGTTTTTACTTGACTAGAAAGAGTAGAGGAGTTCTGCCTTCGTCATACTCATATGAGTGTAAAACCTGTACTATTGATCGAGTAAAGAGAAAAAGAAGGAAAGATAAACCAGACGTATATCCAGATTGGTAGGGGGTTCATGTACGATTTCCCCACAGAAAAGGTCATTTTTCTAAATAATAACAGATAAACAACTGAGATCCAAGAGGAACACAAACATGGCGCTTAATCTAGTATCTCCAGGCGTTAAGGTAAGAGAGGTTGACTTAACTGTAGGAAGGATTGACGGCCTTGCCGATCAGGTGGGTGCTATTGCAGGACCTTTCGCAAAAGGACCTGTCAACGAACCAGTATTGATCGAGACAGAAGCTGACTTACTTGCAACGTTTGGTAAACCCTATACCGCTGACGGACAATATGAATACTGGATGACTGCATCCGCGTTCTTGTCATACGGTGGAGTTCTTAGAGTTTTAAGAAGTGGTAACGACGTACTTTCTAATGCTAACGTACCTGTTGGTGCTGCAGTTACTAACTTACAAATCAAGTCTCAAGAAGACTATTACAACAATTATTCTCAACCCACATCTTGGCATTACGCTGCAAGATCACCTGGCTCTTGGGCAAACGATCTTAAGATATGCACCATTGATGGTGCCGCAGACCAGAGAATTGCAATCGGTACAGAAGGATTATCAGTTGGATTCGCTGTAACTGCTGCGTTCTCATCTCAGGTTGCAAACACAGATGGAACAGTTGGTGTTCAAACAGGTTACTTAAAAGGTATCATCACTGGAATCAATGTTGGTTCTGTTGATGTCAAGGTTGCTGCGAAACATAACGTTTCTGATGACACTTGGACAAAGGCGAGTTACGAAGAAGGATCTGAAACTAATTCTTTCCAAGGATATAGTCTATCGATCTTTACTGCAAACGAAACTGCTGACAGCACAGTCAACCATGCAAACAGACTGAAGATCTTTAACAATTCTGGACAGTCCGTTTCGATTGAGAGAACTCAATTCCAAGCAAACATCGGTATTGGTTCCACAACTATCGCATTTGGATCAGATTTAAACACACTTAAGACTGCACCTGGCGACACAATCAGATCTCTTAACGGAACTTACTCTGGTACTATTGTTGCTTA